AAAGGTTCGTTTCGTTCTCTGGTCTTTTTCCATACTTTTTTATAAACACCATTCACTTTTTTTAGAACCTGCTTTTCAGATGTCAAACCTTCGAAATACTCATCATCGTATCCTCTTGCATCTCCTGCCGGAAAGTGGCAGTACCCGGCTCCCGGTTCTACAATTCCTAATCGGTTTGTGATGTCTTCTTTTCCTGAATCAACACCGATAATATGTATAAGCGTTCTGCCAACTATGACTTCTTTTCCGTTTTTTTCATCTTTGATCTGTACGACTGTTCTTTTATAAAGCAGTGGAATATTTGGTTTTCCTGCATATCCTTTGATTCCGTAACATTTTTTTCCTTTTTCTTTCATTTCTTTGACCCATGAGTACACCTGATTGGTGTATGAGCCTCCTGTGTCAATAGAAAAACCTGCAATATTGAGTGCATTTCCGTCCTCAAAGTAAAGCGTCTGCTCCAGATATGCCTCTAAATCTTTCCACGGCTCTTTTGTGATCAAATCTCCATAAATTTCTGTTTTGTAAATTCCCCATGTCTCATAATCTCTTGCCCATCCTCTTATTTCTACCTCGAATCTGTCTTTCTGTACGTCTATCGCCGCTGTCAAAAGCAGTACTCCTTCCGGTATATCTGCCGGATATACTTCTGCTCTCGATTTCAGTGTCTTGTTATCCACAGTTTCTTCCGCATATGCTGTTTCTTCCCACACTTCTCCTAAAACTGTGTTGGTAAAAACTTTCAAATCTTCATAGTCATGATATTTTTTTCTTTTTTCATCTGCGTCTTTAAAGTTTTGTATGATTTCTTCCCAGTCCGCGAATGGACTGCAAAGCTCGTTTAACTTGAATGACTTTACTTTTTTTCTTTCTGGATGTGTTTCAATCCATTTATGTTTGCTATCTTTCCATGCTCTTTCCGGCACTAGCACTCCGCAACCTTTGCATGCCATCGACACGCTTTCAAAATCAACCCTTTTAAAATCGTAAGGTTGCCATTCTCCGCATTCCGGGCACTGCACACACCATTGCGCCATGCTTCCTTTTTTGTATGCGTCTTCAATTTTGCTTCGTCCGGCAATCGTTGGTGTTGATGTTTTAATATGTTTTTTATTCCAATAACTTGTAGCTCTTTTTTCCGCGAGCTTAATCGGGTTTCCTTCGCTTCCTGCTGATTCCGGGAATCGGTCTACTTCGTCCATCCATATCACCCTTCGTGGATCGGATGCTAACGAACTTGGAGAATTCGCGCCTGCAAGTGCAATATTTCCTCCTGGATAGCTTTTTAATCTAATTGTATTGTTTGAATTTCTAGCTTTTGGTTCTGATACTTTACTGGCTAGTTGTGGTATATCCGAAATCATTTGTGCTAATCGCGTTTTTGAAAATCTCTCGGCATCATCAATTGTTGGCATGACCATCATCTGGTTTGATGGTTCGTAATCGATATAATATCCGATCCCGCACATGATAATGGTTGTCTTTCCTACCTGTGAGGAGCTCTGCACAGAAACGTCTATCACTTCTGGATCAGTGATTGCATCCATGATCTGTTTCTGATATGGAATTGTGTTGGAAGAGTAATGTCCGGCTTCATTTGATCCTGCTGGAAGTATCATGTATTTGTCAGCCCACTGACTGATTGTCATGTTTTCCTTTGGTCTTAATGTTCCGGCGAGCCTGCACATCAACTGTAATGTGTGCCAGCTTACTTCTTTACTCATTTCCTTCGTCAACTCCTAACGTATTGAGACCGTCCCCGGAAATGTCAATGTGTTCGTCCGAATAAAAATCTGCTGCATTGTAGTTTGATAATTCCACAAGCGCGTTGTCTATTTCTTCCTTCAAGATTCTTTGTATTTCCGCTCTCTGTTTTCCTTCCAGCTTTTTTGCAAGCTTAGACGGCAGT